CTGCCATCAGCTTGCTGTGCAGGCTCTCAATCGTTGGGTCTGCCAGCTGATCAGGGATGTTGCCGCGCACGATCACCGCGATCCGCACCGTCAGCGACCAGTCCAATCTCGGCAGGCTGGTCAGCTGTTCTGCACTGTCGCTGATCGGCTCGATCACCAGCGCCGGGCTTTCGCCTCTGGTGAGCGGCTCAACGCGGCTGCGGTAGATCCGCGTGCTCACGCCTGTGGTGCCCGCCAGCGTTGACGTAATGGCTGCCAGAATCGTCTCGCGGCGGGTCGTCATGCTGAGGCCACCTGGGTCACGGTGCAGATGATGCCAGGAATGCTGGGATGAGGAGGACTGGTTTCAGCTGGCTCCGCGTGGATGTACGCCGCCACGTTGCTGGTCATCCACATCAGCTCGAGATAATCGTTCGCGGCCAGAGGCGTTACGAAGTTAACGCAGCCAATCACGTTGCCGTCAACGTTGCCATGCCTTGCGATGATGCTGAATCGGCTGTCGCTGGCCGGCACGTCACCAGCGCTGCCTTCGTTGTTCTTGCGCAGCCAGACGTTGATGTCGTGAATCTCGTTGTCCGTATTGCTGAACTGGATCGAGAACGTGAGGCTGTACACGCCAGCGTGATCGACCGTGATGCGGCCGTCTGAGATAATTCTCACGGCCCGACTGGCGTTGTCAGCCTGCCGCAGTTTGATCGAATAGGCCGTGTTAGCCAGCGCCGCGACCTGCGACGTGCCATCCCAGAAAGATCCCCAATAGCCAGGACAGCCGTGATACGGCAGGCTTGACCATGGCGAGCGGCCATTGCCAATCTTTAGGTTGCTGGTGTCATTCTCAAGGCCAGGCTCGCCGGCCATGAGCACCGGGTTCAGCGTTGCCCACTGGCTGCGTGTGTTGACCTTGAAGGGGCTGCTCATGTCTTCTGCAAAGCGATCTGAACAAACTTGCCGTCATCGATCAGCATCGTCTCGCGCACGGTGTAGGCCGCGCCATCAACCGTGATAGAGCTGCCGCGGATCAAGGTGCCGAAGTTGGATGCCCGTGCCGTCAAGGTGTAGTCAGTGCTGAGCACCATGCCATCGCTCAGGATCTGGCTCGGCATGTCCAAAATCCCATTAGCAGTAACGGCGCCAGCTGTGCAGCTGACGCCGAAGTCTGCCAGGAAGATGTCCAGATCTTCCGTGATCGCCATCAGCTGTACTTCTTCGAGCCGAGAGCGACCACCGAAACAGCGCCGGTGCCAGTGCCGCCGGTCACGGTGAAGAGCACGCGAACATAACGACGCAGGTCGTTGCTGTTCAGGTAGATCTTTTCCTGGAAGGCGGTGTTAGCAGCAGCAGCGGTGAAGCCGCCGCCAGTCACGTCGACGAAATCGCCGGAGGTCGTGGTGTTGCTGTGCTGGATCTTGGCGGTAAGGGTGACGCCAGAACCGGCGGCAGCTGCGTCAATGATGAAGGCAACGTCGCCTTCATAGTCCAGCAGGTCAACGTTGGCGGGTGTGCCAGCGCCGGTCGATGCGACCACTGCATTGTTATGCAGCTCGAGCAGATCGGTTTTAGATCCGAGGTTGTGAATGGTCATGGTTTCGCCCTCCGTCGAGGGGATGATGGTTTGCGGGGCGGCTGAGCAATAGTCTCAACCACATCGGCCACCTGGGCGGCGGCCTCGATTGCTTTGCCGATGCCGATTAGGTATCTGGCATCAGAGGGGGATGCCTCAATGACATCCCCAACCCTGACCACCTGCCCTGCCAGCATTGTTTGCCGTAGGACTTGGATCAACATCAGAGGGTGTCAGCGCCGCGGCTGAAGGATTCGGCGTGACGCACCGCGATGTCCACATCCTGCATAGCAACCACGCGAACCGTGCCGCTGGTGCTGTTGCTGTAGGGGTCAACCATGATGTCGAGGCCGCTGAAGTAACCGATGATCAGGTCGGCAAAGTTGCCGAACCACAGATCGCCGGCTGCCACTTGATTGGACAGCACGCCGCGGTAACCGTTGACCTCGTTGCCCTCCATGACGAACATGCCGGAACCGGCGTCCTTCTTGGTGGTCTTGAGGCCGCCGCGCATGGCAGCGTTCATCAGGTAGACAGGGCTTCCGAGCAGTGCGTTAGCGGTTGCCACGTCGCTCTCGAGTGCCACCACTTCCTCGAAGGTGGGGGCAGCAGCTGCGAAGTTCTCGGTGCCGATGCCGGTGGTGAACTTGAGGCCCAGGGGCTCGCTGTTGCTACCTGTGCCATACAGGCCAGCCAGGTCGATCTTGAGCGCCAGAACGCTGGCGAGATCAGTGCGAACCATGTTCTCCACGTCGATGGAGGACTGGATCATCAGACGGCGGCTGTAGTCGGTGTAAGCGGCCACGGTCTTGGGGGTCAGGCTGACCTGATCCACGGTCTGCTGCGACTCGGTAGGAGCGCCGCTCTCGGCCACCCAGTAGGCAGTGGCAGCACCCGACTGGCGGGGGATGGCGACGTTGCCGGTCAGGCCGGTCAGCACGGTGGCGCCAGCTTGATCCAGTGCCGAAGCGTTGCGCAGCAGGTCGATGAAGCTGCCAGCGTCGAGCATGGTCTCGACCAGGTTGCCCCCGGCGGTGGCAGCGCCAACGTTCAGGTCACGACGCAACACATCCTGAGGGATGGTGATGCCACGGGACTGGCGGCCGAGCTTGGCAGCAGCGGCTTCAGATGCTTCGATCTCGAACGCAGCAGCCTCGCGGGCCGAGCGATCGGTCGGGTTGGACAGATAGTTGATGGCACGCAGGAAGGAGAAGCTGCGGGCTTCCTTCTCGCTCATGCCGAGATCGGCGGCGCTCATGGTGACGGGTTCCTGGGGAATGTTCATTTTGTCAAGAACAGCAGCCCGGGCCTCGTCGATTGAACGACCAGACTCGACCAGCTGGCGGCCCAGATCGCCCATCCCATGCTTATCGCACAGGGCGGAGATCTCAGCGATGCGGGTGCGCTCAGCCTCGATGGCTTCGGCCCGCACCACGGCCAGATCGGTGGTGTTGGTTTCCATTGAAGGAATGGGATCGTGGGATGGTGCTGCCGAAGCAGCGGGTTCAGTGGGCGTCAACGCGCGGCCGATGCCCACGGTTTTGTCAGCGGGGACGCTGACGATTGACACCTCGTAAGGTGCCCAGGCAGTAGCGACATAGTCGCCGCTGCCACGCTCCTCCATTTTGTCGATGGAGTAGCCAAAGGACACGTTCCGTAGAACGCCGTCCTTCACGTCGCTTAGGACTTCCTGAGCGAACGGGTTGCGGCTGAACCGCACCCGCGCATAACCGCGCCGTCCTTTGCTGTCGATCCTCGCGCGCTCAACCACGCCGATCACACGGTCAGGGTTGTGATTGAACAGCAACGGCGCGCCATCGTTCAGCCGGCTCAGATCAGCCGCATCAGCCTCATGGCTCAGGATCTCGTTGCCGAAGTACCGAGCAACAGGAAACTCAGAGCTGAATGGGAACTCATAGGTCCGATCCTCCACCTCGTCGAAGGTGGTCATCTCAGCGCGCTGGTGCTTGCCAATGCCAGGCATGGACCGCAGCGCCGAGATCTTGGTCAGCGTGGAGAACTTGTGACCCACCAGCACCTCGGTCGGCTCCCAGCCTTCATCGCCTTCGCGGTAGATGCGGATCAGCGCAGCTGGATCTTCAAGCGTTGCATCAATGCTGAACTCTGTGTCAGGTACGCCCAGCGTGCCTTCACGCATCACATGCTCGATGCGGCCGCGCGCGGTGCCACCGCTGCTGTCCCATTGCACAAAGTCGCCTTCGGATAGCTCACCCGGCTCCGCGCGCTCGCCGTCACCGGTGGCCTCTTCAAACATGATCGGGCTGAAGTCATGCTCAGCCATCCAGTCGCGTGCCTCGGCTGGGCTGTACTGCGCGCTGCTGAACCGAATCGCTTGGATCTCGCTTTCGCCTTCCTTGATGCCGTAGATGAAGTCAATGCCAGGACCACCGGCACCGTTCTCGCGGCGCAGCGAATCGTACTGATCAGGATCGGTCAGTCTTGCCGCGTGCTCATTCGGATAGGGGCGCTCCATCTCCACAGCGCTTCTCTCTTGTAATGCCTTGATTCTATCTGCCTTGCCATTCGACCAACTCTGCCCAGCATCGCCGCCCCATGCCGCCCATGCGACACGGCCCGGTGACGGATAGCCATCTTGATCAGGACTGAAGCCCTCGCCTTGTTTGTCCACCTCATGCCGCGCGAACCACGCCGCCATTGTGATGACAGTGTCAGGCGACAGCTCATCACCGCTCAAGATCTGGCTGGCCCTGGTCGCAGCGACGTCAGTGCCGCCCTGCTCGCCTTCGCTCTTCCAGTCGCGATAACGCTGCGCCTCCGTGCGCATCCCATCGGTCGGCATCAGGTCGATCTCGGTGCCGTTGACGTTGGCCATCAGTCGTCCAGCTCGAGGGGTTCGTCGTCCTCTTCTTCCTCCTCCATCGGCGGCTCGGTGTCGCCAAACGGATCGATCGAGCCGGTCGGCCTGACCTGCGTCAATCCGGCCTCGCTGACCTCGCTCGGATCGGTATCAGTCACAATCCCCATCTCATCCAACATCGAAAGCTCGGACTGACGTGCGATCAGCACATCATCCAGATCGCCGCCTTGCTCGCTGATCACCTGGCCCAGTGTCTTAAAGCCACACCGCACGGCTGTCTTGTACGCCTCCACTTCGCGCTGCGGATCGACCCACTCCCAGCTCCTAGGGATCCAACGGCTGGCCCGGTAACGATCAGGGTTGGTCTCATAGCCCGGCAGGTTCAGCGCACCGCTAAGCACCGCCATCTCGAGCCATGCCTCAAAGACCGGTTGGTGGAAGTTCTCGATCATGTACCGCTGCAGCACCCGATAGGTGTCGCGCTCCTCGAGCAGGCTTAGCCGGCTGCTGCTGTAATTGCTTTCGCTGAAGTTCTTGCTGATGCTCTCAAAGCTGACGCCAACACCAGCCGCCACGGCCCGCAGCATCGACCGCGTGAACGGCTCAAGCTGGCCATCAGGTGCATTCAGATCAGGAACCGTCACGCTTTCGCCCGGTGCCAGGTACTTGAACACGCCCGGACTGAACTCGCTAACTCGCTCGCCTTCGTAGATCTCATCCCCAACCAGCTCGCCCTCAGGCGATTGGATGAAGCCCATCAGCGCGCTGCTGGCTCGCGCCCGCACCACCTCGGCCTCCTCATAGCCTTGCAGCATGTGCAGCCGCATCAACGCCGACGCGAACCACGTCACGCCCCTGGTCTGACCCGGCCGCTCCGGCAGGAACAGGTGAATCACCTCATCAGCAGGAACACGGATCCGCCGGCCATTGGTCCGCGGGTTGCCCGCATAAGTGTCGCCAGGATGGTTCGCGTAGAAGTGGTAAGCCTGGGGCCGCAGATAGCCGTCCACCTCGATGCCCATCCGAACCGTGTTGCCGTCCGCTGCCTGCGGCACGTCGTCATCGATCAGGTAATCCGCCTCGAGGATCTGCAGCGCAAACGGCACCCGCGAATCACCAAACGGCCTGCGGATCATCCGCACGAACACCTCGCCCGACTCGGCCATGCTGCGCGCCAGCAACCGCTCGATGTCGTGGAAGCCCAGCAGCCCGCTCACATCACAACGGCTCTTGTGCATCCACCTCTCCCACTGCTCATGGATCTGGCCGTTGATCGCCTCATCCAGTCGCCCGTCGCGCAGCATCCGCACCTGCGACTGATGCTTGATGCTGTGGCCGA